AAAGAAGCTGAAGACCTAAGAAGGCGCCTAAAAGATTCAGAACTTCTTTTCCCGTTGTATTCTACCCCAGAGAATATGTTTAACTTTGTTGTACAAAATGAAGACTTGCTGGTACGAGTGGGCGGAGATCGAGAAATTTTAGATAAAGCACGTGCAGCTTTTTATAAACACCAGGTAGCAAACCCCGAAGACCTTAATAAGTTACCAGATTATGATACCTCAATAGATATAAGCAAAGCTGAAATAGCTGCAGCCATAGCTGTAGCAGCAGGTGGTGATTTTAAAACTGAGTTTAATAATAGTTTAAGATTATTAACTACTGGTGACGCTTCTACAACCCCAATGAACGTACAGTCGTTTAATAGAGAAACCCAAAACATGAATATGAGATTAAAGCAATATCTACGAGAATCTGAGTCTAGGATACAAAAGCTATCAAGTGACAAAGCTAAAGATATTGCTACAAGAATAAATAGCGAATTAGAAAACTTAGTAGACAATGTTACAGATAGTGAAACAGGAATGTTTGTCCCTGAAAAATTCAAAGGTAAGGGTAGTGTTAACTTTAGGAACATAGTTAATGCTTATGACGAAGCAAACAGATTAGGATTATTCAGCGGCGCAGAAGGAATGCAAATAGATGGTGACTTTAGGAATGCTTTAGGTACAACTCTATTTAACTTAATAAGAGCTGAAGGAGAAGAGGCTGGTCTAAAAATTCCTTTCACCGACATCACGCTATTCAGAACTCCTGACCAAGACATGCCTTTAGGTGATATAACTGCTAGCTTACGTGCTAAATACCAAGAAGATAGGGATGGTAAACAAGTACTAAAAGAAATCATAGCTGTGGATAGTCAAGGAAGACAAGTAGGTAAATCATTGTCGGGTAAAAAATATGCCGACTTGTTTAATGACACAACAACTCTTTCTTATGTAAGTAGATACATAACAGAGATACCAGGGAACTAAAGTGTGGCTATTGATACAGATGCAATACAAAGGATAAAAGCAGGCGACCTAGCTAGAAAAACTTCTAATCGAGCAGACTTTAAGAACCCGGGACAGGGTTCTTTAGCAAGACAATCTACTTATAGAGAAGAACCTATAGACACATTTGGCGAAGCTTTTAGTGCCGGCATAGAGTCTGGTGTTAGAAACATACAGGCACAAAATCAAAACTTCCTAGCTGCGATAGACACAATCAAAGGTGAGGATGTTTCTGCTCGTAACAGGCTTAGAGAAGGGGATTTCCTAGAAGACCAAGCTAGTGTTCCTCTACGTGGCCTAGATTCCACTTTTGCTAGTGCTATGAAAGAGGGCAATATACATGACTTTTTCTTAAATACTGTTTCTGCTACAGGCCAGTTTATACCCTCCCTTGCTGCAGGTTTAGCTGAAGCTGTTGTAGTAGGGGGGCTTGTTGCAGGGGGAACAGTACTTTCTGGTGGTACTGCAACTCCCGGGCTTGTGCTTACAGCTGGAGCTACTGCGGCTGCACGAAGAAAAGCAGTAACTTCTGGTACAAAAGCTATAAACCAAAGAGTTTTAGCTGGTGTAAAACGGGAAGATGTAGAAGATTTATTTGACAGGGCATACAGAAATCAAGTCGCTGTTAAACAAGGCAAAACACCAGATTTCCCATTTACAGACAAAGAACTTTTACAACTCGATGCTTTATATGGTTCGTTACAGTCAACCATGCTAGGCAAAAGGTTTGCACAGGGCGCAGTCTTAGGTGCATTTACTCAAGAGCAACGTATAGGTACTGGTATAGCTTTTAGTGACTATGTAGACCAAGGTATGGATACTACAAAAAATGCTATATCTTCTATACTACAAGGTACTGCTTTTGGTGCTATAGGGGTAACTTCAGAAGCTGCTGTTGCTGTAGCAACTATTGGTAGGTTAAAGAAAGCTGGTAATTTAAAAAGAAAAACAGCAGATGCTTTTGAATTTAAACCTTTTGCACAAACCAATGTAGTAGGAGATATAGCTACAGTAGCTGGCGTAACTGCAGCATCAGAAGGCCTAGCAGAACTTCTGCAAGAAGAACTATCCGTGCAACAGAAATTTAGGATAGATGACACTTACACGAAAGCCCAAGCAAAAATAGACAGAGTAAATGCTTTATTCGCAGGTCTTATGGGCGGTTTAGGTGTTGGTGGCGGTTTAGGTTCTGGTACAGCTGTTATGAATAAAGCTAGATCACTTAGCCAAAGGGGAGCAGCTGAACGAGAGATGATGCGAATTTTTACCCAAAAAGAAACAGCTGCACAAATGGGCGTAGTTATGGGTGAACGTAGTGGCGCACTTGAAACTCAGTTTGACGCCATGAAAAATAAAAATTCAAATATCAACGCAGTTTTTGTGCCAATAGAAGCTAAAGCTGAGTATGCCAAAGTACAACAGAATATAGAAACTATGTTCGGAGAAAATGAGTTATTTAGTGTATCTACACCTATAGGAGCCTTCTTTACTACTGACGCAGGTAAAGCAGAATCACTAGCTAACTTGATGGATAGTCCATTAAAATTTGATACTGGGATAATAGATGAATTTTTAGCTGTAAATTTAGGTTATAGCAGAACTAGAGGCACAGGAGATGACATAGTAGTTGGCATATTTGATAACGAGAAAAACGAATTTATTAAATACCAGTCAGCCAGAGATGACGTAAAAGGTGACAAAGAAGCTGCAAAAAATGCAATGAAAACCCTAAGGGGTGCATTAGACCCTAAAAGATACACCATAAAAGTACAGACTCTAGCGCAGCATAGAAAGTTTAGACAAGAGGGCATGCAAAATGAGGGTGAAGTACTAAAAGCCTTAAAAGAAGCATACCAAACTGATGAGACTATGACTGGTGAAATGAACACTGACCAGGATGATACAGGTGTTGAAGGAGATAGAGGTGTACCAGATCCACGTAGCTCAGCAACTAACCTTGATATTAGAAGAGGCCTAGTAACAGACAAACCCAAAAGACCTGCACCTCTAGATACGGACATAGCAGTAGATATCCAAAGGCCTATGGCACCACCTTTTTTAAAACAAAACGCTACGCCACAAGAACAACGAGAACATAAAGCGGCGCAAAGAAGATATCAAGAACAGTTAAAAACTTTCAAGGCATCTGAAGAAGAAAAAGCTAGGTTTAAACGAGAGTCAGATACTTACAGGCTAAACATAGGCCAATTTAAAACGTCACAAAGACAAAAAGCTGATTTTGATAACTATATAAGAAATGAGTATAAGCTACCTTTAACTTATGATGATTTAGTTTTCTTTGTACAAAACACGCCAGCGAACCCTATAAACTTTACTAAAGTTATAGAAAGTCTTGGTGAAAAGAAGAGTGATAAAAGACTTAGATATGCGAATATTGTAAATGACCTAAGAAACGCAGATAAGATGGCGGTTCTAGGTAAAGCTGAAAGAGCTTTTATACAAAACATGAATAAAAATGGCCTTGTTAGTCTAAAAGAATCGATGTCTGGATTGCTAGATGAAATAGCAGACCTAGGTGTAGAAGCCCAGCAACCCACTTCTTTAGATAGTGGGATTGCTAGGTTTGAGTCTGACGGGCAAGAGATAATGAATGCTCCACTAGTAGGAGTTACCGAGATACTTAACAGAACTAACGTAACTATACCTGATAAACCCAATGCTAAAGACTATAAAGATGATAAACAATATAAAAAAGACCTAGCAACGTACAGAGAAGAACAAAGACAAACTAAAATACGATTAGGCGTAGCTGACCCAGCAGTTATGAAAAGGTTTGGGTCTGGTACTGTAGAAAATCCATTCGTAGACCCGAAGACAAGCAAAGGCTTTAAAATTAGCAAAGATGACCCAGCAGCAACGGACGCTGAAGTGAACGGGTTAAATGAATTTATACATACAACTTTACAACAAGAGTTTAGACAGATAAAACCCTATCTATCTAAATCAGCCGTAGAAACCTTTAGACAAAAAGCCTTAGCAGAGCGAGAAGCCACAAGTGGTTTTGGTTTTGTTAGATTTGTTGATGTAGCGGATATGCGTGCTCTTATCAATGCTAGTAATGAAGGTGAAGTATTTCAAAAAGACCCTAAGAAGTTAGGTAAACGTAGATATGTAATAGTCAGGCACCAAGTAGAGCGAGAAGCTTTTAGAGAAATAACCAGAGACAATGTAGATACTTTTAGAAATATAAAACAAGATTTGCAAACTCGTACACAACAAGCTTACGATAGAACAAGGGCTAGCAGTTACAACACACCTATATATTTTTATTTACAAAATATGAACCCGGAAGCTAAACAAAAAACAGCTAGGCCTATAGATATGGCGGTTCTGCTAGAAGGGGTTAGCACCATAGCTAAACGTGTGGGAATAAGAGACAAAGAAGAAGTAGGCATGGACGTTGCGCAAAGAGTATCTGCTTTGCTAGATACAATTGATTTACTACAGCAGAATAACTACAACCTAATATACGAAGAGGGCGGCATACGTTTGAATATGACAGGAACTACTGATGTATCACTCGGGCTTGTTTTAGATAAAATAATAACCCAACCAGAGGGGCCGGGCGCAGCTTTATTAAAAATAGACATTGAAAAATTTAATGAACAAGAAGCAAAAGATAAAATTACACAACTGCGCCAGGAGTTTGGTCTTTCAAGACTAGCCAGTAATTTTTATATGAATGACAAATTCGCTAAGATAGACGTGCCTTTGGTAAATTTATTAGATGACAGACGCACGAGCATAGACCCTATAAGAGGTTATATACAAAAGTTTACGCGAAATGAAATGAGGGTAACTATACCTGATAAACCCAATGCTAAAGACTATAAAGATGGTGCTAAAGATAAACAATATAAAAAAGACCTAGCAACGTACAGAGAAGAACCAACTATGCGATACATGACGTTGGATCAGCTACAACAGTTGCAAGATACTTTGATGGATGTTTTTAGTGTAAAGTATTCTGACCTAGACAAGAAAAACTCTTCTGATCAACAACAGGCACAACGTCAATTTTTAAAAGACCAAGACAAAGCTATTATTGATTTTGTAACTGAAATAAACAAAGTTATTAATGGTATAAATGCTTATGATATTAGAAATAATCCTGGAACTCTAGACGATCAAAATACAAGAAAAGTGCTTGATTATGTAGATGATGATGGAAAAGCCGTATATAAAGAAGTGTCTGAACCTAAGTTTAAAGGAGGAGGCGGCACGATAGACACTGAAGCTGAGATAGGCACCTACATAGACGACATTAGGACTTTAGATTTAGAAAGGGCCACTTCGCACATCGATGAGACTGGTATGTATGGTTTAGATAACCCTGCAGATACACAGATTGTAGATAACTCTAGCGTAAAAATGGATATACAAGATAGAAACTTGTTTGAGAGTTATACAGAACAACAAGCTAAAGAGTTTAGGGGTAGAGATAGGTATAAAGATATGTCTTTTGGTAAACCTAAATTTAAAGATAATAAAAAATATAGCAGACCAAAGCCTGTTGGTCAGTTTCATTTTAGCGAGGTCAAAACAATCAGAGATAAAAAATTAAGTACTTTAGATAACACTCCAGTCGCTACTAGAGCAAAGTTACCTTTTAGACAGCAGATATTAAGTAATCTACTAGGTGCAGCAAGGCAGCTAGGTTTGACCACCAACATACATGTTATAGCAGCTGAAGAAGGATACAGTGACTCTAACCTACCTACTGAAATTAAAAAACTAATACCTCAAAAACAGTTTGATAAAAGTAGACAAGCTTTATTAGAACAAGCAGATAAAACAGCTAAAACTATTTCTTACGGTGACTTTGACGTTATTCTTATGAAAACAAATCCAAACATAACAGAAGCGAGTTACTACAGTGCTTTCTTAAAAGAACTAGGTAATTCTTTTCTGTTCCAAGAATTAGAAAAAAGTTTAAAAATCCCTGAGACTAGAAAGAAATTATTACAAGCTTATGAACAATTATTAGCACGTGGAGATGCACCATCAAATTATACAAACGATGACACCGGGTTTGAGAATTTTGTTGCAGATCAGTTCTCTATTGCAATAAGAAGAGAAATGGGCATGGAAGTAGATGGCACTGTTTTTGATAGTATGAACAAGCCAGCTCAAGCTTGGTTTAAACGTTTAGCAAAGTCACAAAAGAAAATGTACAACCAATCAAAGACTTACAGAAAACGAACTGAGTCAGATGAGTCATTCCAGGATTATTTTGATAACTTACAGGATGCGTTAAGAAACCCAGCAGATCAAAAAATACCTTATAAAACTAAAGCTGCTATAGAATCACAAATAGAATCTATTCTAGGCCCAGAAACGTTTACTGATAAGGAATTAAGAAAGGTTATGGACCAAGCAAGTAAGTTGTTTAGAAGTAAAAAACTACCTGGCTGGCTACAAAAAATACTTTTAACTGCTGACACTAGGATTAGAAATTACGGACCTATAGGCGTAGAGATAGCAGACTTCTTTAACCAGGATCCAAGGACTGTGTCTAAGTCAGGCAGAGGAGGTATTTTTACATTAAAAAATAGAAGAGCGAATGCTATGTTTAACGAGGTAGCTAAAATACTAGGAGTAGAAGATGGCTGGATTTACTCTACTTTATCTGCAGACCAAAAGAAACAATTAGAGCTAGCTGCAGATGACACTAAAGACACTAATACTTTACCTCCTAAAGCAAGAGCGATAAGAGAATACTTAGAATCTATATACATCGACTTAGGGTTAGATAGATATGGCGTGGGAAAAAGAAAAAACTTCTTCCCTCGTATTATTGCATTAGCTGAAATAGCAGGTAATCAAGAACTCCAAGTGAGAGCCAGAAAATTATTAAAAGAAGCAAACCCAAACGTAAGTGACGCTCAAATAGCAGATGTTGTAAATGACATAGTTAAAAAAGGAATGGGTGAATTAGACTTTGAAGTGTCAGACGAGATAGACCTTGGCATGCTGAAAGAAAGAAAAGAGCTATGGAACAAGGTTACAAACAGACAACTAATGGATGCAGGTTTAGCATTACCGGCAGAAGTATCTCTTAAACAATACCTAGACAAAATAGCTCTTAAATATGAGTTTGAACAATCAGGTGGCGCAAAAGAACTAAACAGACTAATAGAGAAATTGACTCCAGAACAACAAGAAGATGCAAGAAAGATCATAGACTCTATGTTTGGTAAAACACCACCGATTGATAAAGGGTGGTTAAAAGTAGCAAATAATGTATTGCTGCCCGTAAACATAGTAACGTTATTAGCTTTTACAGTCTTAGCGTCTTTACAAGACACAGCTGGGCCGGTGTTAAGGTCTAGGGGCACAGCTAAGATAAGTGATATAGCTAGTGTCATAAAAACTATGGTAAAAAATCCTACAGAAGCTGCTGAGCTAGCACGAGAGGTTGGTGTTATAGGCGTAGATGCTATGTCCAGTTTCTTTATTTTTGCTGGTGAGCAAAACTTTATGAACCAAACTGCAAAAAATGTATCTGATGTTTGGTTTAGAGTTACCTTATTAGAAGCATATACTAAGTTTACTAGAGTCTTTGCTACGGGTATGGGCACACGTTTTTTACAAGACAGCGCACGAAAAGCAAAACAGGGTGATCCTACAGCCCAGCTATATTTAAAAGAACTTAACGTAACAGCAGACCAGGTGTTAGCTTGGGAAGAAGGTAAAGCTGATAAAGCTACTAGAGAAAAAGTAAATGAAGCATTAGCCCAGTTTGTAGATGAATCTATAGTTAGACCTAATCCAGCACAAAGACCTACTTATGCTAACAACCCTAGGTATGCTTTGATTTGGCAACTTAAGTCCTTCTTCTATGCATACGGTAAAACCATTCTATTCCCAACACTAAAAGAAGCACATAGGGGCTTTGTACAACAAGGAGCAGGTGCAGGGGTTATGCCATTACTACTTATGGCAGGTATTTTAGTACCTATTACCATGTTAGGTTTAGAGATTAGGGAACTGACTAAGTACTTACTAGCTGAATTATTACCAGGCATAGATGGTGATGACCCTGGAGTAAATTACTTTAAAACAAACAGCATGAGCACTGGCCAGTATATGACAGAGATAATAGACAGAAGTGGTATGTTAGGCCCAGCGAGTTTAGCATTGCCTATATTCTTAGAAAGCCATAGGTATGGCAAACCGTTCTGGGTACCGCCTTTAGGCCCAGCGGCAGAAAAAATATATGATGGTATAACTTGGGACTGGAGAGCAGCTGATTATATACCAGGCTACAGTCAGCTAGACACTAGGAACCTAGGGAGGTAAAATTAATTATGGCTTACTCAGACACAATAAAATTCGTAGTAGGGGATACACTACCTACATTAGAGTCTACTTTAAAAGACAGCAATACAGCTGCAGCTGGTCAGACGTTAGATACAGAGAACTCAGATACTTGGGCGGTCATAGATTTGACTGGTGGTTCAGTAAAACTTAGAGTCCGCGAAGTCGGACAAACAACACTGCTCGCAACTATAACTGGCACACTAGTAGATGCAACAAGCGGCAGAGTAAATTTTGCAATACCTAATGGCACTTGGACTACTGCAGGTACGTTTGAGGGTGAGATAGAATACACTACTTCAGGAGGAGGTATACATACTGTTCAGGACTTGATTAAGTTTAAAGTGAGAGATGACTTCGATTAATGTCTAAGCTAAAAAGTATTACTTCTTTTGTAGACCTAAAAGGAAGCATAGCCCATGTTGATATAAAAGGACAAGTTACACATGTTAACTTGCAGCTTACCGATTTATACCTAAACCCAAATACTATAGATAGATTATTTTCTGATAGCTTTAGTATGACTGAAGCTTTGGTCTACACCATATCAAAAGACATACGACCAGAAGTAGTTTTTGTAGACGAAGACCATGCAATAGCTTTTTCTAAAACGCTTTCAGACTCTGTTGGTGTAACAGAAAGTATAGATATTTTAAGAACTTTCGGTAGAGAGCTTACAGACACAGCTACTATGTCTGATACACCTGTCGTGTCATTCTCGGGGGCATATAGCGAGACCGTGTCCGCAACAGAGATATTAACTTATGCCATGGACAAAGCTTTATCTGATACAGCTACCATGTCAGATAGCCAAGTTCTAGAGCCTAGCTTAGCCAAGTCTGACAGTGTTAGCATGTCGCAAGTATTTTCTAGAGTAGTTACTTTTGTACGTTCATTTAGCGATACCATATCTTTAGACGATAGAACTTCATTGGCAGATCCACTAGCCACTGATGTTGAAACAGACAAAACAAACGTCATGTCTATATCCGACGTACTTACGTACGATTGGGCTAAAGCTAGGACTGACACGTTTAGTATGGTAGAAAGTCATGCTATAGACTTTACTCCAGGCGGTTTTACTGACTCTTTTAGTTTTACAGACAGCGAAACAATTGATACAAGTTTAGGTAAATCTGACAGCTTTGGTTTCACAGATAGTGAAACTTTTGCTACTAGCTTAGGCAAGTCAGATAGCCTTATTTTTACAGATGACCCAGCGTTATCTACCAGTTTAAACAAGTCTGACAGCGTTAGTTTTGTTGATGTGCAAGCATTGGCTAATGCTATAGCTAAGTCAGACAGTTTAAATATTACTGAAACTCATGCATATAGTTTTGGTAAATCGGCACAAGATAGTGCTACAATAAGTGAGTCGATAAGTATTCTGAATGCGAATAGGCAAAGTGTTCTAAATGCATCGACTTTAAATAGTAATACACTTAACTAGGAGAAATTATGATTAATGATAGCTTAAAACTTAAAGGTAAGTTAACCATTGCCCTCAATGATGAGGTTGTTCAGGAAGTCCCTAACTTAGTTGTTACTACAGGAAAAGACTACGTTGCAAGTAGAATGAAAGATACTACAGCAACTGCTATGTCCCACATGGCTATTGGTACAGGTAGTACTGCTGCCGCAGCCAGTGATACAGCTTTAGGTAACCAATCTGCTAGGACTACCTTAACATCTACAACCGTTACAGATAACGATGTTGTATATGTTGATACATTCCCAGCTGGTACAGGTACTGGAGCTATTACAGAAGCAGGTATTTTTAATGCTTCTTCTGGTGGCACAATGCTTTGTAGAACTGTTTTTTCTGTAGTCAATAAAGGTGCTTCTGACGCTATGACAATTACCTGGACGGTAACTGTTTCTTAATATAAGGGAGAACTAAGTGGCTATTGTTTTTAAGAACAATGCGACTACATCCCTCTCGGGAAATATAACTAGTTCTGCAACTAGCATAGGCGTTGCGGATGGGTCTGTTTTTCCTACATTAAGTAGCGGCGAGTCGTTTTTTGTTACGTTTGATGACGGAACAAATAAAGAAATTGTAAAAGTTACCGCTAGGAGCGGTAATACTCTTACCGTCGTACGTGCACAAGACGGTACTTCTGCACGTTCATTTTCTCAAAACGACGCCGTAGATTTACGTTTAACTGCAGCTGTTTTAGAAGCCTTTCCACAACTTGATGGTAATACTCAATCTGGGTCTATTGACATTTCTAGTGTCAAAATCGCAGGTAATGAAGTTATTGACAGCTCTGGTGAATGGCAAGGACCAAGTACAGGTTTAAAAGGTGAACCTGGCCCTACTGGTTCTAAGGGTCAAAAAGGTGAAATAGGGGCTACAGGCCCTACTGGTGATACTGGACCTACCGGACCTACCGGAGATAAAGGGCAAAAAGGTGAAATAGGCCCTACAGGCCCTACTGGTGATACTGGACCTACCGGACCTACCGGAAATAAAGGGCAAAAAGGTGAAATAGGAGCAACAGGTCCTACTGGCTCTGATGGTGCTGATGGGGCTACTGGTCCTACTGGACCGACAGGCGCTAAAGGTCAAAAAGGAGATACTGGTACAACTGGTGACACAGGAGCTACAGGTCCTACTGGACCGACAGGCGCTAAAGGTCAAAAAGGTGAAGTTGGAGCTGCTGGTGTAGATGGTTCTGATGGTTCTAAAGGCCAAAAAGGTGAAATTGGAGCGACAGGTTCTACAGGCGCAACTGGTCCTACAGGCGCAACTGGACCTACTGGAGACAAAGGTCAAAAAGGTGAAATAGGACCAACAGGTGAAACAGGAGCTAAAGGTCAAAAAGGTGAAATAGGCGCACAAGGTGCTACTGGCCCAACTGGCCCAACCGGGCCTACTGGTTCTGATGGGGCTACTGGCCCAACTGGACCTACTGGAGCTAAAGGTAATACAGGAGCTAAAGGTAATACAGGAGCTAAAGGTAATACAGGCCCAACAGGAGCTAAAGGTGAAAAAGGGCAAAAAGGTGAAGTCGGGGCGACAGGTTCTGACGGGCCTACTGGACCTACTGGAGCTACCGGACCTACTGGAGACAAAGGTCAAAAAGGACAGACTGGAGTGGATGGACCTACTGGCCCAACTGGTTCAACTGGACCTACTGGAGACAAAGGTCAAAAGGGTGAAATTGGTGCTAAAGGTCAAAAGGGTGAAGTTGGTGCGACAGGTTCTACCGGGGCAACTGGTGATACAGGAGCTACAGGTCCAACAGGTGCTAAAGGGCAAAAAGGTGAGATAGGCGCAACCGGACCAATTGGCGAGACAGGCGCTACCGGTCCAACAGGTTCTAAAGGACAAAAAGGTGAAGTTGGAGCTACAGGTCCTGCAGGGTCAAATGGTTCAAATGGTGCAACAGGCCCAACAGGCCCAACAGGCCCAACAGGAGCTAAAGGTGAAAAAGGGCAAAAAGGAACAACTGGTAACACTGGTAGTACAGGGCAAAAAGGTGAGAAAGGTCAAAAAGGTCAAACAGGTGTTGATGGGCCAACTGGACCGACAGGACCTACAGGAAGCACTGGTACAGGTATTACAATGGAAGGACAAGTTGCCACAACAGGTGATTTGCCAAGTTCAAGTAATACAAAAGGTGATGCATATATTGTCCAGGCAGATGACAGTTTACATATATGGGATGGTAGTGCTTGGGTAAGTGGTGGTTCTATTCAAGGGCCTACTGGTTCAAAAGGTCAAAAAGGTCAAACTGGAAGCGCAGGGGCAGACGGAAGTAAAGGTCAAAAAGGTGAGGTCGGTGCAACTGGTAATACAGGAGATACAGGTGCAACTGGGCCAACCGGACCTACGGGGGCTAAAGGACAAATAGGTGCAACAGGCCCAACAGGTCCCGCAGGTGCTAAAGGACAAAAAGGTGATACAGGCGCAACTGGGCCAACCGGACCTACTGGGCCTACTGGTGCTAAAGGGCAAAAAGGTGAAGTTGGAGCAACCGGTGGCACAGGCCCTACTGGAGCAACTGGACCTACTGGAGGCAAAGGGCAAAAAGGTCAAACAGGTGCTACAGGACCTACAGGAACAACTGGAGATACAGGTGCAACAGGTGACACAGGCCCTACTGGAGCAACTGGATCCGCAGGTGCCAAAGGACAAAAAGGTGAAATAGGAGCTACAGGCCCAACTGGAAATACAGGTGCAGCTGGTTCTACCGGGTCTGCAGGAGCTAAAGGGCAAAAAGGTGAAGTTGGAGCTACAGGTGGTACAGGTCCAACAGGTCCCGCAGGAGCTAAAGGTAATACAGGAGCAACAGGTGGTACAGGTCCAACAGGCCCAACAGGCCCAACAGGTCCCGCAGGTGCTAAAGGACAAAAAGGTGAAATAGGCGCAACAGGACCTACTGGTGGTACAGGACCAACAGGACCCGCAGGTGCTAATGGTTCAGCAGGAGCTAAAGGTCAAAAAGGTGAAGTTGGAGCTACAGGTGGTACAGGACCTACTGGCGCAACAGGGCCAACAGGAGCTAAAGGTAATACAGGAGCAACAGGCGCAACAGGGCCTACTGGTTCTGCCGGGTCTGCAGGAGCTAAAGGGCAAAAAGGTGAAGTTGGAGCTACAGGTGGAACAGGTCCTACTGGCGCAACTGGTCCTACCGGTTCAGCAGGAGCTAAAGGTCAAAAAGGTGAAGTTGGAGCTACAGGTGGTACAGGACCTACTGGCGCAACTGGTCCTACCGGTTCAGCAGGAGCTAAAGGTAATACAGGAGCAACAGGTGGCACAGGGCCTACAGGCCCAACAGGTGGCACAGGAGCTAAAGGTCAAAAAGGTGAAGTTGGAGCTACAGGTGGTACAGGACCTACAGGCCCAACAGGTGGCACAGGAGCTAAAGGTAATACAGGAGCAACAGGTGGCGCAGGTCCCGCAGGACCTACAGGCCCAACAGGAGCAACAGGTGGCACAGGGCCTACTGGTGGCACAGGAGCTAAAGGGCAAAAAGGACAGACTGGTGCCACAGGTGGTACAGGACCTACAGGCCCAACAGGACCTACTGGTGGTACAGGGCCAGCAGGAGCTAAAGGGCAGAAAGGTCAAACAGGTGGTACAGGAGCTACAGGCCCAACAGGTGGTACAGGGCCAACAGGAGCTAAAGGTAATACAGGTTCCACAGGATCAACTGGAGGAACTGGTCCTACCGGTTCAGCAGGAGCTAAAGGGCAGAAAGGTCAAACAGGTGCAACAGGTGGTACAGGTGGTACAGGACCTACAGGCCCAACAGGACCTACTGGTGGCACAGGGCCAGCAGGAGCTAAAGGGCAGAAAGGTCAAACAGGTGGTACAGGACCTACAGGCCCAACAGGTGGTACAGGACCTGCAGGTGGATTTACCACAAACTCAAACGCCCAAGTAAATAGTCTTGGTGTGGGAACAGGTGGTAGTGGAACTGCTGGTGAGATTAGGGCTACCAACAACATTACTGCTTACTATTCAGACGAAAGACTAAAAGAATTTGAAGGCCCTATAGATAATGCACTTGAAAAAGTGTTACAGTTAACAGGTTACTACTACAAAGAGAATGAACTAGCTAAGCAATTAGGCTATGACAACAATAAACGTCAGGTAGGTCTAAATGCTCAAGAAGTACAAAAGATTATGCCAGAAGTCGTTACAGAGGCTCCTATAAGTGATGAGTACTTAACTATCTGGTATGAAAAACTAATCCCATTACTAGTCGAGGCAATAAAGGAGTTAGCTAACAAAAAATAAAACACAGGAGGTGTTATGAATCAAATATGGCAAATGTGGCGGGGAGGAATTAGTCCCGGTATTTGTGACCAAATAATTAGAGATTGCGAACAGTTACAACCTATGCAGGCAGAAGTTGGCTATGGTGCAGGGCAAGCTGTTAGAAGAATAAATACAGAAGTTAGAAGATCTGAAATACGCTGGGCAGGACATATAGAGTGGATTAATCAATTAGTATTTAGATATGCTATGAGAGCTAATAAAGCTGCATTTGGTTTTGATATTTGTCATCTAGAAGATATTCAATACACTATTTATAATGGAACTGATGAGGGGTATTACGACTGGCACTTTGATACTTTCTGGGGCAACACAACAGCTTTTGATAGAAAAATTAGCGTCACTATGCAACTAAGTTCTCCAACAGACTATGAAGGAGGAGAGTTTTTATTAGACGCTCAATATGAAGCTCCAGACCCTGTTGCCCTAAAAGAACGTGGTACTGTGTTTTGTTTTCCTTCACCTTTGCAACACACTGTAAAACCTGTAACTAAAGGTATACGTAAATCTTTAGTAGCCTGGATAGAAGGACCGAAGTTTAAATGATAATAGTAATTGATAGAATATTTTTTCCAGAAACTTTAACTGGCATAGATTCTAACGTGTATCATTCGTACTACAACAAAGGGGAAGAACACGTAAACTCTATTGTAGCAAACAGGTTAATGAATACTGCTGCTAATTATTTTGATTTTAGTAGACAAGTTGGCTATGACATTTGGTTTCATAGAAATGGTATGCCTGGTTGGCATCAAGATAGAGACGAAGCTACTTTTCTTAAAACAGGACAAAGTCACTTTCCTATTTGTTCCATAGTTTTTTATCCACACATTAAAGACTTAGTAGGCGGCGAGCTTGTATTTGATAACAACATGCGCATAATACCAAAAACAAACAGACTTGTTATTTTTGGACCAGGGTTAGAACACAAAGTAACACCAATAGAAAGCGGTGAGCGTATTTCTATGAATATAAATTCTTGGATTTATCCTATAGACGTAGCAACCAACGCTAACTAATGAAAAAATTTGTTATAAATTTAGAACGTAGAACTGACCGTAAAGAACATTTTATAGAGAATAATAAAATATTAGAGCCTTATGAATTTATAAAGGCCGTAGACGGACAAAATGACATGTCTGGATACAAAACACGACCGAATTGGATAGACCCTTTTCAACATAGGCCCATAGTACCTGCAGAAGTGGCTTGTTTTTTATCACATCAAAAAGCTTGGAAGAAATGCGTAGAGCTTAATGAGCCGATTATGGTATTAGAAGATGATGTTATAGCCAATGTAGACCTATGGGATGAAGCTTTTTACGAACACACTATCGGGTATTGGGATATGTTGTACCTACAACGTAATGAAAATGAACCTGATTTTGTTATAAAACTAGGTGATAAGTTAGAAAGACCCTGGTATCCATATAACTTAACAGGATATTGTTTAAGTCCTAAAGGTGCAAAAAAGCTTTTGGGTACAGATATTATGGAAAATGGTATTATACCAGTAGATGAGTATGTGCCAGAACTCATACAAGCTAAGAGTCTTATGGCTCTTGCTTTACAAAAAGATGTTTGCAATCAAGTAAACGTTAGTAAATTGTCTTCAGACATTAGGGAGGATAGACGAATGAATATACACGTTGTAACTATAGGAACGGATGAAAGTAAAATGCAGAAACTATACAGTTCTGCAGAGAATAAAGGGATAAGTATAAATAACTGGGGCAAAGGTGTTGAGTGGAGAGGCTCAGACATGACAGGACCAGGGGGTGGCCAAAAGATAAATATACTTAAAAACCGCATAGAAGAACTTCCGGACACGGATGTTTTACTCTTCACAGATGCGTACGATGTTTTTTACTCTGATAACTTAGAAACTATAAAAGAACGTTATTTGGATATGGGACACAAGATTATTTTTAGTGCAGAAACTACTTGTTGGCCTGACCCTAGTATAGGAAACCAGTTTCCTAACGTACATACAGACTATAGGTACCTTAACTCTGGCACGTTTATAGGAGAAGTAGGAGAAATAAAAAAACTACTAAGGCATGACTCTATAGAAGACCATCAAGATGATCAATTGTTTTGTCAAAAAGCTTACCTAGAAGGTATTTATGACATAGGTTTAGATGTAGAGTGCTACATGTTTCAAACACATTACACAGGAATAACAACACTAGGAAACCAATTACATAATCCTGCTACTACTTGTTGTCCTTGTATTTACCATGGAAATGGGGATGAAGTAGCTAAAAAGACTTTCGAGCGCATCTACAGTGAGCTTTACCCAACTAGTTTAAACCTGTTTCATACACCAACACAAAGCTATGAAATACTAGATAAAGACATGATCCTAGTTGATTTTATGTCAGAACATCAGTGCCAAAGGCTAATAGAAATAGCAGAACAGCACAATGAATGGAAAAGCCTGGAGTATGATAAGTTTCCTGCACAAGAACTTAGACTAAAAGAAATAAATTTATTTGCAGAATTAGAAAGACATTGGATGGCGCATATAAAACCTATTGTTGAACCTTACTGGAAACCGTTAGAAATGTATGGGTTAAGAGATGCTTTTATGCTTAAGTACTCTACTGATTCACAGACTAAACTAGATCTACACCATGACGCTTCTTATGTAACTGGCTCTGTTAAATTAAATCATAATTATGTTGGTGGTGAGTTAAACTTCCCGAGACAAAATATAAGCAACAAAGATATACCGGTTGGAAAACTGCTTTTGTTTCCAGGGGCGGTAACGCACCCGCACGAGTGTTTAGAACTAACCCAAGGCACTAAGTATAGTCTTACAATATGGTCACAAAGATACACAGGTGATATACTTTGAGGCATGGTATTTCAAGACATACTTTTAGACAGCACAAAACTTACGGAGCTTAAGATAGCAGGAGTTCTGCAAAGTTTCGTAGAACATTCAAAGGTTTATTTTGACAAAGGCACTTATGCGTATCCTGGGGTAGATTACACAAAAGAAGAAATAGCAAATGCTAGTATAGAAATTATAACTGAGTATTGGTTTAACCAAGCTTTATCTTATGCGTCAGATACAAAACCAGAAAATACACCAGGCAGACGGTTGTACTGTATGCTAATCGATGGCTACCCTGTAAATTTAAATTTTTGTGAAGTAGAAGGCACAACAATACATATGTGCAAAACTTTATTTAGGCCCGATGCCCAAGGCACTAAAAACTATATATTTAGATACGAGTATCAGAATGTTAGAGGGGCTAGTTATTTAGCAGAGGGCGTAACTTTAGAACGCACATACGTAGATATAGGGGGCCCTATGAAACAAAGTATTGAAGCATTCGCTGCTTACTTTAGTACAATAGAAGAATGTAACATTAGAGACTTTAGTACTTGTCGTTATGTAGGACAAGAAACTCAAGATTATTCTACTGGCGGACAAACTTGGCCTGGTATAAAATCTGAATATAGCGTTACTTTTGATGTATTTGAAATGGAGATAAAAAGTTAAATGGCAGGATGGTTTACAAACAGTAATGTAGATGCTGCAGAACTAGCAACGGTATATCGTGCGCCTGATCAAGGTGTTAATGCTAAATCTAATTCTAACATTGCAATAAATGATTACAGAAAAATGGTACCTTTGCTTAACCAAGGCACAGGCAATAGCTCAGTACTTGTGCCTAGTGGCTCTACTATTCAATATCAAGACCTTCAAGAGACTGGTGGTATTAAAGGGGCTTCAAATAGTTATACTACAGGGTCTGCCAAAGGGTCTTCAAGTTTTACGGTTCTAGGGGCTTTTACTGCTGGTGCGGCAGCGGTTGTTAGAACCGATGGGTCTTCTACCGGACAAGGCAGTTTTAGACTTGGTTCTAATGATCTAACTATGCCTTCTTTAAATGGAATTGCAAATTTTGGCTCTGGTGACTATTTAGCAGGCATAGGACAAGTTAATAGCTCTCTAGGAGGGGCACTAAAATTTGTTGTTTATAATGGGAGCGGCGCTGGTAATATAGCCAGTACTGATTGGAATACAATTCACATACGACTTCTTTACCCAAATGGTACTTATACTACTACTATAACAGGGACAAGTCTTACTTTTTATAACCCTACTACCACTTTTAATCGTACTGACACTAGTTCTGGCGCAGGCGCTTATACATGGACTACTACTACTTCTGGTAATTATCGTATATGGTCAGCCGGTTGGGGACTAGGCGCACTTGGTCCTTATCAGAACAACAACGGATTTGTAAGTAACGGCCTCTTTAACGCTGAGCCCTACATGATAGAGATAACATGATAGATTTAAGAAACCCACCAGGGCTACCACCTTGGTCAGAAATATCCACAAAACGTAAAATAGCTAGAGTATTTTTTATATTCTTATTGCCAGTCAAAATATTACTGATGCTTGCAGGCGTATCATTTGGCGTTACAGCTCTTTTTGACCTATAATCTCTTTATGTCCACGGTTAAAGAAACATTAGCAAAGATCGAAGCGCACGAAAGAGAGTGCAACATTCGATACTCTGCTTTTGAAAAACGCTTAGATAAAGGAGATGCTAAGTTTGACCGTATGGACACTAAGTTTACAACAATGATTATAGGTGTGTATCTACTTATCATTGGGTCTAATTTATTATAGGAGGTAACCATGGCAAAGAAAGCCGAAAAGCAAATACCACAAGTAATCAACTTTGATGGTAAACAATACGAGATATCTAAAATGACTGACCGTGTAGCTGAGCAGTTTAACATGTTAGTTAGACTACAAAGCGAGTGGCAGGATGCTAGTTTTAACCTTAAAAAGGTAGAAGCAGCACAAAAAACAGTTGTCACAGAACTGCAAGTCTTTATGAAAGAAGACAATATCAAAGCAGTAGACGACAGGATAATAACCCCATGAATATAGAATTACTAAAAGAAGAGATTAAAAGACACGAAGGTGAGGTCTTAGAAATATATAAAGATAGCTTAGGCTATAAAACACTTGGCGTAGGGCATTTATGTAAGCCGGAAGACCCAGAGTATAACTGGGAAGTAGGCACACCTGTAAGCCAAGAAGTTGTAGACTTGTATTATGAGGATGACTTTATTAAACATGTAGATGAAACATTACACGTGTTTGGTAGCGAAGAAGATTTTTATAACTTACCTGAAAATATCCAACACGTATTAGTAAATATGTGCTTTAATTTAGGAGGAACTAGACTTTCTAAGTTTCGTAACATGCTAGCAGCGTGTAGAGAGCATGATTGGAAAAGAATGGCTGCTGAAATGGAGGACAGCAGGTGGTTTAAACAAGTAGGAAGAAGGAGTCGAGAACTGCAAGAATCAGTTCTGAATACTGTATAATGAATAAATGGCCTATATTAAACTTAAAACTTTTGGAGGGATCGCTCCTAAAGCTTCACCACGTCTCTTAAAGGATGAACTAGCTACAGTAGCTACGGATGTAAACCTTGAGAGTGGCCGTTTAGTGCCTGTTAGAAATAATTCTGACACTCTAACTCTTTCTAATTCTTCTAGACAATCTATATTCAAATATACTGATAGCCCAGAACGTTGGCTAGAATTTGATGAAGATGTAGATGTCGTGCGTAGTCCTATACCTGGAGACACTAACGACACGTTATATTGGACTGGGCAAAGTTACCCTAGAATGGGTAGAAGTTCTGATATTATTGGTGGCTCTGTATTTCCAAACGCTGCATACAGACTTGGAATCCCTGCTCCAACTACCGCTCCTACTGTAACAGCGAGAGCTGAAGTAGAGTTTGATGGAGTTATAACCTTTGTTAATGAAAGTTCTACTATAACCGTAACAACTAACACTAGTGGTAGTGCTGCAGCTCATGGGGCTAGCGTAGGTGAATACGTTGTAATTTCTGGTTTTAGCGCCTCGAATGGAGTGACTGCTGATAATATAAATGGTACTTATAAAATTAAAAGTGTGCCAAGTAACAGCACTTTGACAGTCACTTTGTCCGCAGCAGCAACTTCTAGTGGGGATAGTGGCAGTTCAGCTAATGGTGTTGGTTTTGGTTCTAACTCAGACGCAGAGTTAGATTATGATACTTCTTATGTGTATACCTTTGTGTCTGCGTACGGAGAAGAAGGGCCACCTTCTCCTGCTTCTACAGTTATCATAACTGATGATAACATGACCATAAACCTTTCTAACCTAGAAACATCTTCGAGTGTAACTAACTTAAACTTATCAAAGAAAAGGATATATAGATCAAACACTGGTTCTAATTCTACCCAATTTCAGTTCGTGGCAGAAGTTGTATTAGCAAATACAACCTACACGGACACATCTAAAAATAGTGAACTAGCTGAAGTTTTACCTTCTTCTACTTGGATTGCACCACCAGATGATGATGCATCTCTGTACCCAGACGGGCCTATGAAAGGTCTAATAGCACTAGGCAATGGTACTTTTGCTGGTTTTACCGGTAATAGAATATGTTTTAGTGAATCTTATCAACCACACGCTTGGCCTGCTGACTATAGGATAGGTATAGAAGAACAAATAGTAGGTATGAAAGCCACCTCTAATGGGCTAATTGTTGCTACAGAAGGGCCACCTTACCTAGTAACAGGTAGCGATCCTGCTTCTATGGTTGCAATAAAAATAGAAACAGCAGAGGCAGGACTTAGTAAAAGGTCTATGGTGGATATGGGAGAATCTGTTTACTATGCCGGACCCAATGGCCTTATGGTTGCAGCAGGAGCACAAGCACAAAACTTAACAGAAGGTATTATTACACCTGAACAGTGGCAAAGTAATTATTACCCTTCTACTATTACTGGTTTTTATTGGCAAGGTAGATATGTAGGTTTCTACAATACTGGTTCTGGTTACGGTGGTTTTATATTTGACCCCCGACAAGGCACAAACGCTTTAGTAGATTTAGATGCAAGCGCTCTTATACGTGGAGGTTTTACAGACCCAGATGACAATGAATTATATTTAATAATAGCTAATAAAATCGAGAAGTTCCAAGGTAGCTCTACTGATCTTACATATAATTGGAAAAGCAAAGATTTTGTTATGCCTAGGCCTACAAGCTTTGGTTTTGCTAAAGTTGATGCGGAAGCATACCCAGTACGTTTGAAAGTATATGGTGATGGTAGCGTTATTTATGATGCTACGATTTCAACTAATGGAAGTATCTATAGTGTTGCAGGTACAACACCTAATTTTAGCGCTACAGACATAACGCAACCTATGGTCCGTTTACCAGCAAGTGTTAACAGCGTATACGCATTCGAAATAGAAGCAGCAAAAGTAGTAAATGAAGTATGTCTAGGAGAATCTATAGAAGAACTTAAGGCATTATAATGGCTAAACAAACTAAATTACCTGCTATTAAAAACATACCACCTAAAATCGATAGAGAACTAAAAATTGCTTTAGAGTCTATTAAAGAAGCTTTAGAAGTTAGACTGGGCAGACGTGGTGACCCATTAGATAGAGCTGTTACTCTTAGAGAGTTATCAGACAATGGCATAGTACAAGTAACAAACAAAAAAGTAGGTGTATCTGGTGGTATATCACAGCCTCCAGGCTCTGGTGGTTCTATAACTCCGCCCCCTGCCCCTAGTACATTAGAAGCTTCTGCTGCATTTACATCTATAACTTTATCTTGGACTAAAGCTAGTTACGGCAACCATGCTTACTCAGAGATATGGAGATCCCAAGACAATGCTCTTGGTGGTGCCGTACGTATAGCAACCAGCAATGCATTTGTGTACACGGACGAAGTCGGATACAACCAAACATATTATTACTGGGTTAGATATGTAACTGCGTCTGATGTAGCTGGCCCCTGGAACGATACCGAAGGCACGTCTGCTACTACAGCAATTGACGTAGGCGCAGTCATGCAACAGCTTAGTGAAGAACTAGCCAACTTACCTGGTTTTGCTAATTTACAAAATGACATGCAAGTGACCATAGATGGTAATAATTCTACTCTTGCTAGTGCGTTAGGCACATTAGATACAGCAGCTAACACAGCCCAGACAGCAGCTAACACAGCCCAGACAGCAGCTGATGATGCAGCAGCTGATGCGGCTGCGGCCCAGACAGCAGCTGATGATGCACAAACAGCAGCTGATGATGCAGCAGCTGATGCGGCTGCGGCTCAGTCAACTGCTAATTCTGCTGCTAGTGCTGCTAGCGCGGCCGCTACTGCTGCTAGCACGGCCGCTACTGCTTCTACTAGAGTTATAAAATCTACCTCTGCTCCTGCGCAAAGAGATGACGGCTCTGCTTTACAGGCCCATGACATATGGGTAGATACAGATGACAACAATCAGGTGTATGCGCGTAATGCAGCTAATAATGATTGGGTTAAAGCTAGAGATGCAACGCTCGTGTCAACCATAGGATCTACTAGCTTTACAGGTACGACACTTACAGGTGCTATGGCAAGTGCCCAGAGTTCTATAATAACTATTAACACTATTAATACTAGCCAAGGTATTGCAATTACAAATCTAGAGAACACTGTAGACGATAGCTCTACCGGTGTAGCTGCTACATCATCTGCTTTATCTGCTCTAACTAGTAGAGTAACCAACACAGAGGATGCTACAACTACAAATGCTAGTGACATAGTAGCTTTAGAGTCTACAGTAAACGATAGCTCGACTGGCGTGTCGGCTCTTAACTCAGCCTTAAGCTCTTTGTCATCTACAGT